CCGGTGTAACTTTAAGGCAGCTTTTCTATAGGCTGGTATCAGCTGGAATTCTTCCTAACACACAAAGCGTATACCGAACGTTGTCGGCAAGAACGGCCGAAGCAAGAAGGGCTGGAAAGTTTCCGGATTTAATTGATCGAACAAGAACAATTCACAGGTATGCCTGCTTTAATGGCGTTTATGATGCAAAAAAGTGGCTGGCCGAAATATACAGGCGTGACAGGACCGAAGGACAGGAAGTATCATTATATATCGGCGTTGAAAAGAATGGCCTTGTGGCGCAAATTCAGTCTTGGTTTGGCGATCTTGGAATTCCGATCATTGCACTTGGCGGGTATTCTTCGCAGTCCTATGTTGATGAAGTTGTCAACGATGTTTTATCACAGCAAAGGCCTTCGGTGCTTTTGTATGCCGGCGATTTTGATCCTTCCGGCATTGATATTGATCGTGATTTTGTTAAAAGAACAAACTGTTTCGATAAGGTTATACGGGTTGCGTTGAACGAAGAACAGATTGAAAGGTATAATCTTCCGCCACAAATGGGGAAGCCTACGGACACAAGATCGAAGGGGTTTATATCCAAAAAAGGGAAACTTGTGCAGGTAGAACTGGATGCGCTGCAACCAGACGTGCTTCGAAATCTTTTTCTGGAACAAATAGTTAATTATTTCAATTTTGATACATTCAAGAAGGTTGTAGAAAAAGAAAAGGGGGAACGTGAAGAATTATGCTTATAACAAATGTTAATTGTGGTGAATATCTTTTGTTGGCGCTATTGGTTAATGAAGTCCGTGAAGCAACGGGCGAAGACTGTGGTTTCGGATATAGCGTTGGAAACAATAGGGGCCGTTTTGATGTTGCGTGGCCGTGCGCAAAGGTTGCGCTTGATATTAAAAAGGGCAATGAATATATTCAAAACAGTGATTGTATACTAAGGCGTGTTAAGAAACATAGTGAAGCCGCCAATCTTGGTTGGGTTGTTTTTTATGCAACGTTAAACAACCAAGATTCGATAGGCGAAATAATCCAATCGATTTCCAACATTATCGTTAACAGGCGAAGAAATAATTTTGGAAGCAATATTGAAACAAAAACCACAAATCAAGGGTGATATACGCTGTGAATATAACTCAAAAAGGTATGGAAGGCGAACGGTTGGCAAGGTTGTTTATCAAGGAACACTATAACTGCGAATCTTTGTTTCAGGCGGACTGGATAACAAAGATTGATGGCGTGTGGTATGTTGTCGAAGTTAAAAGGAAGGACCTATTCCTTCCGCCGCCATTTCTTGGCACGGGATTGAATGTGTCGCAGGTAAAGTCAAGGCTTGGGTTTTATAAAGATACGGGAATTCGCTGCCTTTTAATGTTTTTAAATCCTGAAGATAACAATGTTTATGTTGGTTGGTTGGACGAACTTGATAAAGGCGAAAAATTTGATACCAAAAACAACATTAGGATATATCCGCTGGAAAACTTTAAATGGGTGGGCGTTGTTACCGAAGATTAGTTGTGGTATAATAAAATTGGCACTATCAAATATTTAGGTGGGATTAAATGGCGAAAAGGGGAAGGCCTACGGAATACAATTCGGTATATCACTGTCTTCTTGCCGAATATTATGCACGGCAAGGTATGATAGATACCGAAATTGCCGAAAAGCTTGATATAGCCGTATCCACGTTAAACCTGTGGAAAACCAAGCATCCGGAATTTCTGGAAGCCTTAAAAAGGGGGAAGGATTTTCCGGATGCTAAGGTTGAACAATCTTTATACAGGCGTGCCACAGGATATGATTATGTTGAAATTGAAACATTCGGCGAACGTGACAAGCCCGGAAAGGTAAGGAAGATCGAAAAACATGCGCCCCCGGATGTTACTGCGTGCATATTCTGGTTGAAGAACAGGTGCCGTGACAGGTGGCGTGATTCGCAACATATTAAGTATTCCGATGCCGAAAAAACGCAAACAGCCTTGGATGTCCTTGTTCAGGAAATCGAAAAATATAGAAAGGCCGTTAAGGACGAAGAAGCAAATAAAACAATAAAGGACGAAAGTGCTGATGGCAAGGTTTAATTTTGGTTCATTTTCGGATAAAGCAATGAAATCAATCGCCTTTTCTGATGCAAGGCTGAACATATGGGAAGGCGCCGTAAGGTCAGGAAAAACAATAACAAGCCTTGTAAGGTGGCTTGAATTTATTAAACTGCATCCAAATGAAAACTTGATAATGATAGGCAAGACGGCAAGAACGCTGAAAAGGAATGTTATCGATATCATTTTATCCATGTGTGGCGATTGCGCTACGTTTAATATAAGCCGTGGTGAACTTTATATTGAAGGAAGGCTTGTATATACGGCCGATGCAAATGATGAAAGATCGCATGAAAAGATACGTGGAATAACGCTTGCCGGGGCCTATGGCGATGAAATAACGCTATGGCCCCAATCGCTGTTTAATACATTGTTATCAAGATTATCGGTTGAAGGCGCAATGTTTTTTGGGACTACCAATCCGGATTCGCCGTATCATTGGTTAAAAAGGGAATTTATCGATCGCGCCGGCGACCTTGATATGCGTGTATTTCATTTTCTTTTGGAAGATAACCCTAATATTAGTGAACAATATATCAACGCATTAAAATAAGAATACAGTGGCCTTTGGTATAAAAGGTTTATCGAAGGCATGTGGGTGCAGGCCGAAGGCGCCGTGTTCGATATGTGGGACGAAGATAAACATGTATTAAACAATGTTCCGGAATGCGATGAATATTACATTGGAATTGATTATGGAACGGCTAATCCTACGGCATTCATTCTTGCCGGCAGGGCTAACGGTATATGGTATGCCGTTGATGAATATTACTGGGATTCGGCCGAAAGGGGAAGGCAAAAAACGGATTATGATTATGCGCAGGATTTAATTGCATTCATTGGCGAAACACAGGTTGAAAAAATTTTCATTGATCCGTCGGCTGCATCTTTCCGGGCCGAATGTGCAAAACACGGGCTTTTTACCGAAGACGCAGACAATTCCGTTGTTCCCGGGATAAGAAGAATGTCTTCGTTATTGAACGGCGAAAAACTTTTTGTATCACAAAAATGCCAAAACCTTAGGCGGGAATTTTCGTCCTATGTGTGGGATGCCAAGGCGCAATTGCGTGGTGAAGATAAACCGTTAAAACAAAACGATCATGCGCTGGATGCCTTACGATATGTAATAAATTCCATGCAGGAACAGGCGCCGGGCGTAGTTAGCCTGTGGTAACGTTCTCATTCCAGTTAGGGCCGATGAGTTTACCGAAATCGGCCAAGTGGCCGTTTTCGGTAAGAACGTGTGTGAAACCAGTTAGGGCCGGGAAGATTATTAAAATCCGACAAATGTCGGTTTTTAATAACTTGGCTAACAAGCCCTTTTGTGTTATACTATACACAAACACAAGTCGGACCGAAAATTCTACCACGTCTACGGCATTTACAAGTATCCTTAAGGGGGATGAAGGATGTTTAACAAAATAAGGGAAAAACTGTTTGGAAAACAAAGCAGCACCATGCGCGCACTGTTGGCCGTTGCGCCGAATAATCCGGTATGGTCGTCTTCGAACTATAAATCCTTTGCACACGAAGGATACAAAAGGAATCCGTATGTTTTTGCATGCATTCGTGTAATAAGCGACGCCGTTGCAGGCATTCCGTGGATTGTGTATAAACGTGGAAGGCGTGGGAACATTTATGAAGTTGAAAACGGCGGGCTTGCTGCAATAATAAAACGCCCGAACCCGTATCAAGGGTGGGGGTCTTTCATGAACGAATTCGTTTCATACTTGTATCTGTCGGGGAACGGTTTTATCGAATCGGTCGGGCCGAACAATGGGGTGCCCAAGGAATTGTATGCGTTAAGGCCTGATAGAATGCGGATAATTGCCGGGAACGTGAAAAATGCGGTTGCGGGGTACGAATACGACATAGGCGAACGCAAGGTCTTCATTGAATCACGAAACGTAATGCA